TTAGATACCGCTGTAACCTTACATGTATACACTTCTACAGAATTGTTAACGATGATTAGGTCTTTAACCTGAAGTTTCGTATAAGCCTGGTTGAAGTAACCCGTAGCCAGAACGGTAGTGCGTATATCCGTAGTCTCATAAGTGTATATACGTGGTGCAGGTGAACTGCCGCCTACGTGTGAGAAGCTCTCGTTATCAAACATTAGAACCTCACGTTAACAAATGGATTGGATGCTACAGGTACTACAGGGTATTGCTGTGAATCGGTGTATCTGGCCATTCTAGCCTGATTAACATATTCAGCCGACATTGTTTGCCTAGCCGAATCACTGTCACGTATGGATGCAGCAAAGTCACGGGCCAGCGCATACTCGATCATCTTAGCGAAATAAACAGGCCACTCAGATTCGGGAACGTTGTATATGTAATCAGCGTATAGCGCATCTTTAGTATCGGCGTACACCTTGTCGCCATACAGAGCGTAATTTGTAGATGGGTATACCTTGATTAGGAACAGTAGATCGGTTGGGAGTTGATATATGCTTTTCCACTCATTATCTACTGGAGTGTCAGTAGTTAGGGCAAGCTGTGCCTTTTTCTTGGCAAAGCCCCAACGATGCTTGGTCAATTCATTTTGGACGATGTTGTCGTACAGATTGGACGCAACTTGTTGTGCTCGTGTCCCACCTGTCAATGAGTTAATCGGCGTGTCACCGATCAAGATTAACGCATTACTAATCAGGTCGATTTTGCTCGCCATAACTCACCTTTGAATAAGTTGGGGGCCGAAGCCCCCGATTGTGCTTAGACGTTGCCTACAGCCGTACCAGAAGCCAAGTCAACTACACCAGCGCTATTAGAAATAACGAAGGATACAGTGACAGCAGGTGCGTCAGTGTCAACGATTAAGACCACATCACCGACAGTAAGCTCAGCGCTTGCGTCGTTGAAGAAGCCAGAACCAGCAACAGTAGCAGGTGCTTCAGTAGATGAGTAAACCCATACAGCGTTTGCATCACCAGAACCACCAATGCGCGAAAGACCAGAACGTGAAAATGCCATGATTTAGTCTCCTTTACGCAGTGCGATCGTATTGAACTTTAACCAGACCACCCTCGTCGCGAACGACAGAGCCAGCCTTAAGCATACCGTTGGTCAACCATGCGGTGCGCTCAGGAATCCAGTTAACTTCGGTTTTCATGTCAATGCCGATTGCAAGGCCAACAGCGGGACGCTGGAAGAACCAAGAGTCAACAATGTCAGAAGCTACAGTCAAACCACCTTCGGTGCGGGTCTCGATTACGATGAACTGGAAGCCACACAAAGTGTTGATCTCGCCAGATACCAAAGCCTTGATAGCCTGGTAATCAGCAGAGGTTGCTTTCTCATCATTCAAAAGACCACCCAAGCCGTTAGCTTCAATAACAGCAAACAACTCAGTATTGGGTACACCTTGGTCACGCAACGCAACTTGGGCTTCGATAACCTTAGCCATAGTCAAGTTAGCACTACCTTCAGGGATAGCAGTAGTCAAAGGCGTTGATGCGTCCATAGCGTCGATAACGAGCTGGTCAGAACGACGGCCCAATGCACCTGCAATGGTGTTAGCCAGTTCTTGCTTCTCGTCAAAGTTCACTTCAGCAGCGTCAAAGATGTCAGTGTACTCAGGAGCGTTCCAGTTGCTCAAAGTAGCAACCTTAAACTCGTGACCCACATCCATTGGAGTTACCAAGTCAGAAGTAGACTTCTGGTTAGCAAGACCCTTGCCCATGCGACGGAATTTGTAGGTATCGCCTACAACGTTATTACGTACAGTAACTGCGCTTTTCAACAGGCCCATGCCCTGATAAGCGTGTTTGACCATGCTGTCAAACTCAATCACTGCTACAGCAGATAGATTTTTACTCATGTGAATAACCCTCAAAACGAGTAATTAATAAAAGTTTTGTAGGTCTTCGACTGAGTGCCCGACAGATCGGTCAGCCTACAACCTTAAATAATCTGTCAGGCCAAGATGGGTATCCGACCCGCCTATAATATCAGTTAGTTATTAGAAAGCAAACTAACCAAACGTTTGGCTATAAGGGCGGTCACCACCATACTCTTTCATCATGCGCTGAATCTTAGCTTCATGGTTCCGGTCAACAGATCGAAGCAGGTTTCCGTTCTGATCCTTCTTGAACATTTCAGCTTCGATTGCTTGCCATGTAATACCGCCTGGCTCAACAACGCCGTCGATAGGTAGCTTAGCTGGGGCAGTTGATTTGATTAACGCTTCCACCAATTCGACAGACTCAGCACTGTTGACCGCATAGCGGAGACGCTCATAAGTGTCTGGGTCAAGGTTGTTCTTCATGAACTGCTCGACGTGCTTGATGCGTTCGGTACCGTTATTGCCTAGCTTCTGTAATTCCACCTCAACAGAAACAGACTCAACAGCCTCGGACTGTGCTTGTAGCAAATCCCATGCTCGATTGAATGCGTCTTGCGACATATTAGTTTCTTCAGCAAAGGTCTTTAGCTCACTGAATAACTCGTCACCATCGTCGATACCTTTTGGCATTTGATAACCGTCTTTAGGTGCGCCAGTGAATCCACCAAAGCGCTTCTCTAATTCGGTGTATGCCTTAGCCTGGTCGGCAACAGACTTATATTTTTCTGCTTTGTACCAATCGGGGCGTTCACCTGTCCCTTTGATACCGTCAATTAAGAAATACTCGTTCTCACCCAGTGTAGGTGAGGCGGCATCTACAAGTGAAACCTGATCCCCTGCACTCAGGGTATCGTCTACAACGGCCTGATCGTCCATAACTTATCTCCACGGATATTGAATAACAGCCCTTTTGGGACTGACCTGTTGGTGTTTCAACAGGATTTCAGCGATTCGACGCTTGCCGTTAAGCAAGGCCAGATCGTTGATGTCGATCCAGTCCAAGTGCTTGCCTTCTTTGTAGCACCTGAACGCTCGGAATTTGTGAATGTATTGGAACGTGTCGAAGCCGTAATTGGTGTGAAGCGTATCCAGCCAAGAGAAATCAAACCCCTTGGTCTCTAAGAATCCCCGCTCATCACAGACGACCTCATACTTTGCCGCTGGTTTGCGGCCTCGTTTAGTCTCGCTCATAACCTCTCCGCTTGCTTGATTAGATGCAGAATAAACTTTACAACACCACCCTCACCATTGTGGTACGCCGCCTCATATTGAATGTTCTCAGCATTCAACGGGGTATCGTTATCAATGACAAAGCGGTTCGTTAAGTCCTCCAGCACTTTGAACCCGTCATCAGTAGAGAAACAGCGATTATAAGCCTTGGCTAACTCTACTTGCTTCTCTCTGACTTCGGCCTTTCTCTTATTACTTTCTTCTTGGTCTATCTCTAGTTTTTCCCAACTCATTCAACCGCCCGTAATTGTGGTTGTTGTTGTTGCATTTGTGCAGCTTCAGCACCCGCCTGAATGATCTGTTGTTTCTCAGATTCAGAGCGCACCAATTCCGATGACATGCCTGTTTTCTCCGCCGCCCATGTACCAAAGTTTTCAGTCTTAAATGCCATCATCACTTGTTCAGGCCCGGCAGTCTCTAAGACAAACTGTACGGCTTGTTGCACGGCAATAAGGTCTTCAGCATCTTGCGCCCTTGCTAGTGGCGAAGTGAACTTAATATCAATGTCACGGCCTTCTAGTTGAATAGGTGTGATTAAACCTCGGCGGGTTAGGATATTCACAACGCGCTTGAGAACAGGTACCAACACCTCAGTCTGCAACCGACCGAACGCAGAGCCAATACGCTTAGCCAATTCCCTTGACTCGATAGCAATTTCGGTAGCCGAACGAACAGGGCCAGCGGGGTCTCTAAGATCGTTAAACAATGCAACCTTAATTGCGTTCTGCAATTCCTGAATCTCAAACTGCGCTAGTTGTAAGTTGGTTCCAGTATCCAAACGTTGAATAGATGGGTTGGACGAGTTGTTCGATCCTACCGGAATAACAATTCCTGGGCTAATAGTGATGTTGTAGGGGTTCGTTACGCCATCGTCGGTAGCTGTATACATACCCGCCAAATCAATAGCGGCCTTCTGTAATACAAACTCTTTAGCCTTATTCAGTGATCGGACATCGGGAAGTGTCTGCATAGCAGGGCCACGACCACGAACCTCACCTGCTACTTTAGTGTATCGACCAGTAACCCAAGGCGATGAAATACCGAAGTCTTCAAACCACGATATATGGTCTTCGCCGTCACACCAGACCATGCCGTAATATCGTTTCATCTTAGGACAGTAGACAACACCTTCATGAATACCGATCTCGCTATCGGGTGAAGCCTTGATTAAGTTTGCTATCTTCTCGCTTGGCTTAAAGCCTCGCCACATTCTTTCGACTAATCGAGCCTTAACCTTCATTCGACGCCAATGCGTTTCAATCGTACCGTATGGCCCTTCTTCAAACGCTATGCCTTTCTGTGGTATTGCGTGAAAGACGATGGGCATATCATCGTCGTCTGACTCATCTATCCTTAAAGTCGCTGTACCCACTAGCAGATCAAGTGCAGCCTCAAAGAATTGCGTACCGAAGTTAGAACGGTTGATGTAATCAAAAACAATCTCGGCCTGTTCTTCTAGGTTCTCGCGTATGTCAGTTTCTGACACGCCATAGTCGCCAGACTCTAACAGTTTGAGTACCTGTTCACTTGGTTGGAACGTAGCCCAGCGCGCCCAGATAGGTGCAATGTTCTCTTGTAGCTTGCTTGCACCCTGTTGAATAGCGGTCAGTGAAGTCGAATCGAATATGCGATCCATCTTCTTTTGACCCTTATCCTCGCGGTCAAATAGGTTTCTTTGAGGTAGAAAGTATTCATACACGTCTGATAGCTGAGTGTGCCACATAGCTTCAGAGTCAAACGCTTTCTTCTCTCTCGTTACTAAATCGTTAAACGATCCCAAGTGTTCAGGTAGTTGCATGGCTTACACCTGCTTAGTGTTAGATATTGATTGCTTGTTCGTTATCATTGTTCTTGGCACCCGAAACGCTGAAGCCCCTGTTGCGCCACCCGCCAAAGACCCAATCATGCCGCCCGCTGTAGTGCCGCGAGTACCACCACCCATACCACCACGACCTGCCGCCTCGCCACGTGTTCGGGGTGCGCCAGCTAATAGACTGGATCGGCCCAGCTTGCCGCGAGACAAGGCACGGAAACGATCTTCCTGCTCTTCAATCTCTTTATCCAACATAATTGTTTGACGGCGCTCAACCGCTACTTCTTGCGCTGTCTTCTTCGGTGCCTTTGGCTTCTTCATGCTTCAACCTCGTATACAGTTGATAAGGTGTAAGAATCAACGGGTCATTGATTCCTAGAATTTGTTTTGCGTGACCTACACATGTATTAAGCATGAATAGATTGCGCCTTGATT